GGATGGTTTATATACTGATCCGAAGTCGGAGTACGTTTTATATATTTAATCACACGCTCACATTCATACAGTCAAAGAGTTAATAATACAATCACTACCAGCGCATGTTCTGCTACATGCGCGTCCACAATGCTGGATGCTGATTCGCTAGGGGGCGGAGTTAACCTCGTGGTCAGCAGGTTGTATGAATACTAAACAGCTGCCCACTACATCCCATCTTTCTTCAGATTAAAAGATGCATTCAAAATTTGAGTTTAAAATTGTTTTCAGATCATGCATCCAGGATTGCTTTACTTCAAATACGTTTATCAAATATTATATTATTTTCCCAATTATAAAGTTCGCATGAAACATACTACACAGTTATGAGTAACCGCAAAGTTAAATGATCCGATTAAATTTGGCGGCTAGTGTAAACAGATATTGTCTCTCTTTTCCCTCTCCTGTGGTAAAGTCTGGTTCCCATTCTATTAAATTGTTTATCAAAACAAATTGCCATTGAAACGTCCAAAATGTTCCGCACTTTGATATTTCGACTGGGGATAACTCATAAATCCATTAGAGTTCACACTGGTTTGCCCTCAACTGAGTTCGAAAGTTAGTGTTCATGGGTCACTTTCCGGTCAGATTGTCTTGAATTCTAAGGAACAACGTTGATAAGCTCATTATCCGATGCGATAAAACTAATTAAGCGCAAATTACCCACAAATGTGCGAACAAACTCTTTGCATGAAATATCGTAAACTGTGTCTGCCAAGATCTGGCTAAATATTAATGGGACTGAATACATGTTGATTTTCGAAAACAAATAGTTAAAGTACAGTAGCAAATCGTTGTTTGGCACATTTGTTTCACAGAAAACATGAATTTTTCACAGGATTTATTATTAACCTGTTTCACTTTTTATATTGCAAACACTATGAATTTTATGCAAATGAAAGGAAAGAAAATCATGCATTTTATGAAGTTTACATTTAAAGTCTGTCTGATAATATTGAAAAGAGGATAAAATTAATAAATCCATTCATGAATATCACACTCGCGCGCGCACACATTATCTCACATTTAGAGATATACAGCTCAGCTGTGCTAGTCATTGTCATATTTCCGCGGTGGTTTTCTTTCGCGAACCGATCTTCTAAGCGGCTGCTTTACGGCTGTTTCTTGGAGATCTACGTTATCAGCGCGAGACGGCGGTAAATCCAGTACTGGCTTGAAGTGCGAAGCGTCACGCGTCAGGGTTCGATCTTTGTGACGAACAGTTATCATGGAACCCTTTCGTGACACGACATTTCCTGGGATCGGCGAAAACGGCGTATCGAGCTTGTTTCGAACCTGTTGTTTGACCAGAACCTTATCTCCTGGCCGAAGCGTTGACGGTTTGGCTTTGTTACGGCTGTCGGCATATTGTTTATTTTTCTGTTTTGTTTTCGCGTCACGTTGCTTGACATATTTTCGGTAGTGGCTAGGTGGTACCGAAAATCGCGGAATTTTCGTTTTCATTTTGCGATCGAACATAAGCTCAAAGGGTGAGACTCCCGTGCTTGGATGTGGGGTACTTCTGTAATTCAGAAGAAACTTGGTCAGTTCTGACTTGTAGTTTTGTCCGGATGCGGATGCAGTTTTCATGCATTTAACGAGAGGTTTCATGAAGGCTTCTGCAGTGCCGTTGGCCCTCGGGTGAAGCGGAGTAATTTTCCTATGTTTGAATCCGAGTTGGGCAGCAAAGTCTGCAAAGATATGGCTGTTGAATGGCGATCCGTTGTCGGATCTGACAACGTTTGGTATGCCAAACAGTCCAAAGATTCTCTCTAGCAATGGTATGACAGCTTGCGCAGATACACTGTTTAGCTTTTCGACCACTGGATATCTACAGTAGTCACAGATTACCACCATAAAGTATTCTCCTGAAGGCATTGGACCACAGAAATCTACCGAAATTTCATCCCACTGGCCGCGTTTAGGCAGCGGGCTAGGCTTGACAGGTTCTTGCATTGTTTCGGTCGATGCTGACATGCAAGGTATACACTGTTTGCATTTATCGTCTATCAGTTTGTCCATGTATGGAAACCAACATGTTTCCCGCAGCAGCGATTTGCAACGAACGCGGCCTTGGTGACCTTCATGGGCGAGGTCAACCACATGTTTCTGCAGTGCGTCAGGGATACACAGTCTTGTGCCACGCAATAAAACTTGTCCGTCTGACAGTGACACCACGGTCAGTTCTTCGCGAATGTTGAGATAACGGCGATAACTGTCTGTCTGCGAGCACATTTGTTTGTGCCATGCGTTGTTTTGAACAGCTTGAATTACACACTCAATTACACAGTCTTTCTGTGTGGCGCGCGCGACCTCCGATAGGTTAAGCGATTTCGGCACGGTGTTGCTCGCGAGGAAATTGACGTAGTCTTCGGCTACGCTGTCTGGGATTTGCTCTTGGATCGGATGTCTTGAGCAGTAATCGGAAATCATTTGACTTCCAGCACGATACTTGACCTTAAAATTGTATGTTGTTAATCTCAAACGCCACCGTTCAAGACGGGCAGACTGAATTTGCTTTGTATTGTTGAAAATTGACTCTAGGCACCGATGATCGCTGATCAGTGTGAATTCTTTGCCAAACAAATACAGGTGAAAATGTTGGCATCCCCAAACACAGGCGAGTGCTTCTCGTTCTGTCTGACTGTATCGCTGTTCAACTGGAGTGAGTGACCTGCTTCCGTATGCGATTATCTTATTGTCCTGTATAAGTATTCCCGAAACCCCAACGGGACTGGCGTCAACCCACAATTCTGTGTCCTTTGATGGGTCAAAGTATGTCATGACTTGGTCACTCGAAAGTGCGTTTTTGAGTTGTCTGAACGCAGTTTCTTGTTGATTTGTCCACTCGAACGCGACCTTATCTTGAGTCAGGCGTCGTAGGGGCTCTGAAATTGTTGAGTAGTCGCGAATAAACCGTGAAACATAATTTGTCATCCCGAGATACGACCTGATTTCGGCTTGATTTTTCGGCCTGTCAACATTCTGGATAGCCTTGACCTTCTCTGGATCTGGAGAAATTCCAGACTCAGAAAATATGTATCCGTAGAATTTCAGTTTGGATTGTCCGAATTCACATTTCCGTTTGTTTAAGGTGAGACCATTTTCCTCCAATCTCTGTAGCAACGCTTCAAGATTTTTGTCATGTTCTTGTCGTGTTTTGCCGTGCACGATAATGTCGTCGCTGATGTTTAACGTTTTCTGTAAACCTTGTAGAGCCTGTCGGATTTCGTTTTGAAATATTTCTGGCGCAACACTGACACCAAAATTGAGACGTTTGTAGCGTCTTAGGCCCACATGGCTGGCAAACACGGTCATATTTCTGGATTCTTCGGAGAGTTCGAGCTGATGGAACCCTTTGTATAGATCTACCTTTGAGAAGACCGTTGAACCGTTTAACTCTGTAATAATGTCGTCAATTGTTGGCGTCACGTGACGTTCTCGTTTGAGCGCTAGGTTTGCTTTGCGCATGTCGACGCAAAGGCGGATTTCCTTGGGTGCATTTGGCTTAGGAGCCACTACTAGGTTTGAAACCCATGGCGTCGGTCCGTCGACTTTTTCTATGACGTCAAGCTCCTCTAACCGGTCTAGCTCTTGTTCAACTTGCTCACGGACGTGGAACGGGATTCGTCTAGCCGGTTGAGTTGACGGCACAACGCTTTCGTCGATATGGAATTTGATTTGTTTGTCTTTCAATTTCCCAAGGCCTGTGAATACGGATTTGTACTTGTCACAGAGTTCTGAGTACTCACAGCCTTTTACTGAGTTTATAACCGGAACTATTCCGAGATCGACTGCAGTCTTGTAACTTATGAGTGTTTCAGACGTACCGTTTATGGTGTGGAACTCTGCCGTTGTGAACTTCGTGTCGGACTCGACGGAGAGTGTGTATGTGTTTCTAACCGGCAGGGGCTTGTCTTGACCGAACGCGTATGCTTTTATTTTGGCTTTCTGCGTTTTCGGACGTGGCGTCATTTTCGATACGACGGATTCAGCGACCACGTTTATGCTACTTCCGGTATCAACAAGGACGGTTGTTTGAACTCCTTGAATTGCAAGTTTTATCATCGGCACCTTTTTCTTGTTGATGGAATTTACTGCAAGTCCGTACGCGAATTCCTGTTCAGAGTTCGAGTCTCGATTGTCCGGGGACTCGTAACACTGTTCTGCATCTATTTCGCGCACTTGTCGCTGACCATACTGTACATGTCGTTGCCCCGATTGCATCCGTTTCCTGCATACCGCAACGAAATGATTGTCTTTGTGGCAGTAATTACATTTCGAGCCAAAGGCTGGACAGCGACCGTTCTGGTGCGGGTAGTTTCCACCACAATTTCGACAAGACGACGTCCTGCGATGTTGTTTCGGTTGACGGGCTGCGTTTTGTGATTTGTTCGGAGGCTGGGCTGGTTTGAATGTCGCCTGTGGTCGTCTGCGGAGTTTGTCAACTTGCTCGGGAATTTTCTGTTGATTTCGCGACATGTTATCTGCTTGAGTTTTCGCCAAGTCCATTGTCCGAGCTATGACTAACAAGTCAGATAGTGACTTATTAGACGATTCCAGGCACTTGATTCGTAGTTTGTTAGAAATAACACCTTGGATGAACTGGCTTTTTACTTCGTCGTCTTTGTTGGTAAAAGCACAGTTCGTCGCTTTCTGCCGTAATCGCGTCGTGAATTGGTCGATCGATTCACCATGATTCTGTTTCATTGTCCGGAATTCAAATTTTTCGTATTCAGTGTTCTTTTGGGGACTGAAATGTAGCTTTAATGCAGCTTTTGTTTCGTCGTAGTTCGAGTCACTGGATTCTAGGTCGCCCGGCAGAGTTTCGTATATGTCGTAGACTTCGTCTCCCGCGTAGTGAAGCAAGAGTGCCTTACGACGTTTCTTTGCATCAATGTTCATGCCGACGAATAGATTTTCCAGCTTGCTGACGTATTTGTCCCATCGTAATCCAACGGAATTATTGTCACTGGAGACATTGAAACGTTCAAAGTTTGGTATGGCCATTTTCTCTTCTAATATATATTTGTTTCAAACACTATCACATTAATCCGTCTATTAGATATATTCCATGATTGTTCAGTTTTATCCTCGTCGCCAATGTAATGTTCTACGGACCCTATAAAGGGATGGTTTATATACTGATCCGAAGTCGGAGTACGTTTTATATATTTAATCACACGCTCACATTCATACAGTCAAAGAGTTAATAATACAATCACTACC